TGGAGCCCCGTCGCGGTGTCTGGGTCGGCGTCGTCTGTTTCGATCTCGGTGAGCGTGGGCGCGAAGTTCGACGCCTCCACCGAGCCGGAGGACGTGTCCAGCACGCTGATCGAGAACAGCCTGTGGTTCGTTACTCTCTCTGACACGGTGTCTCCCCCTCAGTCGAGATCTGCAATCAGGTCGAATGGCATGACGGCACGCTGGCCCGGAGTGGGCATGTCCAACACGCTGATCCAGTTGTCGCGCGCCCGCTCGTACTTCGCGTACTTGCCGCTGGCATCTTCATCGGCCGTCTCGACAATATCGGCGCACGCCAGGTAGCGCACGAGGCGCGCCATCATGCGCGGGAATGGCAGCAGCAGCGCGTAACGGCTCCCCCCGGCAATCGTCGGGGGCGTCGTCCAGACGCTGTCGAGCGTCAGCTCCCGCGTCACCCCGTCGTAATCCGTGACCCGCTTGCGCTGGCCGATACCGGTGCCCGCCACGATCTCGATCTCCATGGCGTTGTAGATGTCGTCGATGGGCTCCGCGGGGCGCTGGCCGATGCTGTTGGAGAACGTCGATGCCAGCCTCAGCAGGTTCGTAGCGCCAGGGTCTGCTGCCTGGGTGCCGAACAGCAGGTCGGGGATGTCGTGCTCGTACCAGAGCTTGAGGTTGTTGGCGACGACCCCTGTTGGGGGCGGGTCGAGCAGGATCTTCCGGCCGACGATCTCGTACGTGGTCCTGCCTCCCAGTTGAGTCCCATAGTTCGGATACTCGCTGCCCGCCTGGGCCTCGCTCTTCCTGTCCTCCGTGATCGTGACCCACCGGGTGGTGCTGAGGACCTGCGCCCGCACGAGGCGCACGAAGTTCACCGGGAGATCGGCGCCCGGCGGGTCAGTCCCGTTGCCGGCCCCCACGGAGAGCAGCGTGGGGGTATCGGCGGTGTGCAGCAGCGTCCGGTAGCGCTCGTGGGTCTCGAGCACCTCCGCCAAGACATCGTCCTTGGCGCCGTTGATGGCCGGGTAGAGGTACTGCGGGGCGAAGAACGTCGTGGTCAGAGCATCCTCGCCGGCCTCGGCCAGGACATCGAGGCCCAACTGGTAGAGATTGCCCCCTACACTCGACATTCAACACCCCTTCGGCGCTATCGGCGGCGCCGGCCGCCCGCGGGCTTCTTCTCCGCGGCATCCTCTGCCTTCTCCAGATCCTCGAGCGTCTGAACCCCAGAGCGGGACGCCAGCTCGTCGTCAACCTGGCTCTTGGCCTGATCCGCCGGGATCCCGGCGTCCACCTTGTCGAGCGCCGAGATGAAGTCCTCCTTGGTCCAGCTCACGTTGGTCTTCATGCCCTTCTTGATTGCCAGCGCCCGCAGCTCGTCGCGGGTGAAGTCGGACAGGTCGATCGGCGTGCGGCTCTCGAACGCCGCGATCTGCTCCTCCGTCTGGACCTGCTCAGCAAGCACCTGCTTCCTGCTCAGGTCGAGCTTCACGGCCTCCGCCAGCGCCAGCATACGGTTGTCGAGCGCGTCTCCGCGCCTGAGGGCCGAGTCCTTCACGCCCTGGCCGCGGTAGACCGCGTTGTCGGCCTCCCGGTGACGCAGGTACTGTTGCTCGACGTGATCGACGAACCTGTTCAGGCCCGCGCTCTCCATCTCCGAGAGGATCGCCCGGCGCTCTGACTCTGGCAGCGGGTGGCCATCGTCGTCGATGAAGCGCTCCACGCGGATCGGCGTCACCCCCCACCGGCCCAGGTGCCGTCCCACCATCTCCAGCGCGAAACGCTGGTCTACCTGGTCATCAGAGACGTGGAAGTTCGTCAGCTCCATCGGTTTGAAAAGGAATTTCTTCCCCCGGAACTCGAAGGTCAGGGGCTGTGGGCATGGGTTGTAAACAATGTCGCCCGCCGTCAGTGGTGCCATCGTGTGCCTCCTCGTTGTTGCTGGTGTCATCCAGCGGTCGCAGGCTCTCCCGCATCGCGCCGGCCACGCCAATGAAGTGGTCTGCCGAGGCAAAGCCCGTCAGTTGCAATGTCTCCGGGTTTTTCTCGAGGTACTCCATCCAGTCCTTGTGCCACTGCTGGTAGCGCTCGTCGTGCTCGTCATCAGCGCGTTGCTGGAGGGCCTCTTCCTTGCGCTCAAGGTCATCGAGGAACGCCTCGACCGTGCTGGCAAAGCGGCGCCAGTCGGTGCGGTAGAGCTTCCCGATCATCGACTCGTAGCCCGGCTCTTGCCGGACGCCGGCATCGTCCTCGAGGTAGAAAATGGGCCGTGGCGGATGGGTCCTGGACTGCTTGTTGCCCTCTGTCATCCAGGTGATGCACACCCAGCGAAGGCGAATCCGGTCCCACACCACGTCGTAGGCAGGGTCGTACCGGACAAGCGCGGCCATCGCATCAGGGAACCGGCGATGAGGATCCATCGCCGAATCGTCGAAAGCGAAGCGCCGCGGCTTGTCCAGCACGGGTATCCAGCCTTTCAGTTACTCAGTCGTTCAGTGAATCAACTGCTGTTTACGGCTCTGCGAGGTCCCTGATGCGGCCCCAAGCGTTGCTCTGCTTGATGCCGATGTTCATGTAGGTCCCGTAGGCCAGCTCGGCCACGTCGCGGTGCGGGAGCCTTTCCCCGCCAGCGACCTTGTCGATGCTGCCCCACGGCTTGACGATGAACCGGCAGATCTGGGCCAGGTTGCCCATGTAGATCTCGCGCAGCGGCGCCTGGCGATCGATGAAGAACTTCTTGCCGTTCCAATCGATCTCCGTGTAGCCCAGGTGCAGCTTCGCGCTCAGGTGCTGGACCTGAGGCAGGCCGATCGCGATCAGCTTGCGGCGCTGACCCTTGCCCATGCCGATGAACGTCACTTCCTTCCCACTGAAGGTCTGGATGGTGTCGTCCATGGACTGCATGAGGTCTTCGGTGATGTTGCGCAGCGTGCCGCCGTTAGCGTCGATGTGACTGCGCCACTCTGGAGTCGTGGTCCTGTTGATGAACTCCATGATGGCGACCGTGAGGGTGCCGTCATCCACGAGCTGCTGGAGCCCGGTGATTTCGTTGCCCTCGCCGGTGGCGCCGGTGCCGATGCCCACGTTCTCACGCACCACCACGTTGGTCGCGACCACCGCCGCCTGACCGATCGTGGCCAGGTTGACCGGAGCACCGGCGTTGTCCACAACATCGAACGTGCGCGCTGCGTAGTTCACGTTGGTGACGTTGAACCCGACATCGAGCGTCGTCTGGTTGGCCGCGCTGTTGCGTGTTACCAGCGTGGAGGTCCAGAAGTCCACTCGCATCGAGTGACGGATGTACTGCATGTTGCTGTCCGCTGTCAGCGTCACCCTGTCGTTGGTGCCGGCGCCATTGGCGACCGCCTGGACCGCCCCGAGATTGCCACGACCCGTCCCCCACATCTGGCGAGACATGTCGTTGCGGGCGTACTTCGTCTTGCTCTCGATGGAACGGTCCAGAGCGTCGAAGAATCCCTTGACACCCTTGGTGATGCTGGCCTCGGTCAGCCCCGTGATCCGCTCGGTGAGGTAGTTCAGCTTCGGGTTGATGCGACCCTGGGCACCCCGCAGTGCGATCGAGCCTTCCGGCCCGCCGGGGAGATTGCCGCCTTCGGTCGCAGCACCCACGCTCTCACCGCCGGGGAGCTGCACGGGGAACAGCCAGTACTTGCCGCCCGAGTCGTAATCCATGGTCTCGTCTCGCTCGAGCAGCTCGAGGAGCATCGGCTCTACGTTCTCCTGCTCCACGATGTAGTTCGCGTACCGCTCCTTGGCCATGAAAAGGAGCGCAGTCAGTGTTGACTCAGCCATTTACTTACTCCTGTGGGAGCCTCGACATCTCTCGGCGCGCGGCGTGGAATGTCGAGTCTTTGCCCGTGAGAGATCTCACCGGCTCTCGCTTCATCCCACCCCCCGTGCCCATTGGAGCCGAAGCATCTCGAAGGACTGATGGCGGGAATTTCTTCCCCTTCTTCATCAGTTCGCTGACTCCGTTTTCGACCTGTTTGTCCATGCGCGATTTCATCGCACGCCACACCGCGGCCACCTCGGCCCCGACGTTGTGCCACGTGCTGGTGTCTACCTTGTCCCTGCGGATGACCAGTGCCTTCACGTCCTCCGCCCAATCCGGGTCCACGCCTTCTGCCTTCGCTGCCTGGGAGAACAGGCCCTCGAATTGCGAGATGCCTCGCTCGTTCTCCAGGCGTTCGCTTGAGGCGCCGAACTGCTCTTCCATCGCCTCGAGCCGCTCGAGCAGGGGGGCCGTGGCCGACTCCACTGCCTGCTTGGTCTCCCAGTTGTAGTGCTCCTTGGGGTGCGTCTCGGCATCCCAAGGGTTCTGCGGTGTCGCCTCCGGGCTGGTACCCCGGCTCGGCTGCTGTCCACCGCCCGCCGCCAACTGGGACATGCGCTCGTACCAGATCTGCTCCGACTTCTCGCGCTGCTGCTCCAGCGCCTGTGCGATGCGCGCCTCGATGTCATCGGGCTGTGGCGCCGCCGCGGCAGGTGCTTTCTGGAGGCCCTGGATGTACTGGCTGAGAGCTTCCTGTGAGGTGAACTCCTGGTCGCCGTACTTGAACTTGAAGCTGGTCGGCTGGCTCGGTCCCATCTGCGCCAGCTCCTCCGGGGTGAGATCCGGAAGGTGAACACGCTGCGTTCCAGGATCGAAATACCCATCGCCTGGGATTCCAGACATTCCAGGCGCCTGCGATGGATCCGCGCCCGGCGCAGCACCACTTCCCGCACCGGCATCACCGGCCGGGGCAGGCCCACCACCCATTTCCATCAGCGATTTCAGAATCCACGACATGGCTCAGCCTCCTTCGCATCCACTCGGGCCAGACCTCGGGGCACCACCTCCCGGTGATGCCTGATCCAGTCCCTGCAGACGACGGTGTTGCCTGAAAAAGCAAAAGGCCCGAGGGGGCTTTCGCCCTCTCGAGCCTCAGTGGTCCTGATAGCCCGGCGCGTGCGCTACGTGCGGATCGATGTCACGCCGGTGGCTCCTGATGCAGCGCTGCTGTTCCGCAGCACCGCGTCGTACTCATTGACACTCTTGTATTGCCTGTTGACCTCAACGAGAGTTGGTCTCCCCGATTCGACCCTGATGGTGATGTTGCCGAAGAATGGGCTCCCTCGCCCTGGGTTCAACGTGCCCTTCACGATATTGACAACATCATCGACTGTCAACAGTCCGCCCCGTTACGTTTGTTCCGTGAGCCTGCGCGCTTGTGTCCCGCCGGCCTTGCGGATCATCTCTTCGAGGCCACGACGCTGCTGCACGGGCGATTTGAAGAATCGCTTTTTTGTCTGCACGCCGAGGTATTCGCTGAGGCTCTCGCGGGAGCCGCCGGCCTCGTTATACGCCTGGACCTGATCGCGCAGGGGGTTGGGTTTGATGGGCTTTCTTTCATTCGGCATGGCTACGACCTCGTGTTGGTGTACATCTCGCGCAGGCTGCGCAGGTGCTTTTTCTGGATCGGGCGGCTCGGGTTGAACGAGCGGTAGTTCTGGCCCTTGAGTGGCTGATACGGCTTGTATGTTTTCAGGCCGTAGCGCTGCTTGGCGCCGAACTCCATGGTCTTGGTGGTTGTGGTGGTTCCGCCCATGCTGTTCATCGTCTGGCAGTCACCCTGGTACGTTCGGTCTTCACCTGCTCTCCGCGCTCGCGCTGCTTGCCCCGCCGGAACACTTCCTCGATGGGTTCCTTCACCTTTCCGCCGATCGCCTTGTCGAACAGCGCCATGGATGCACCCTGGACGGCGCCAGGCAACGCGCCCTCGACGAGCCCCCTCGCTGCTCCCCTGGCGACTGCTCCGGCTCCCGATCGTGCGGCGCGGTACATACTCCCAAGGCTCGTGCCGCGCGCTGCCGTCGCGATGCGCGGGCGCGTGAGCGCGCTGGCCTTGAGTTTGCCTGCGAACTCGTCCACCGCGGCTTCGGTGTAGCCGTGCCGCGCCGTTCTCATGGCCGACCGACCGAAGCGCCGCGCTTCCGCGTCACGCGCGGCCCTCTGGCCAGCGGTCATCGCCCGCTCTGCGGCATGTTCGCTTCTTTCGGCCTGTCTGGCCGCCCCGATGTCGGCGGCGCGGTACTCGCGCAACGGGTCGCGCCTGGCCTTCTGCGCGATCCGAGCCTGGCCGCGACGTTCCCCACCACCCCGCCGATCCGCTGTCGCGAGCCGAGTGCGCAGGTTCTGGAGGCGCTCGGCAACGCGGCGCTCCGCGGGGTCGGTGTAACTGGAAAGCGGCCTTCGCGGGGCGGTCGTCGGGTCCTTGAGGGCCATGTGCCTGCTCCTACTGGGCCTTCTGCCCGTACATCTGGCTCAGCGAACTGAAGTGCGCTCCACGCTTCGGGCCGCGCGGCGCAGCCTGCCTAGGCTGGTCCTTGCCGCGCTTGACGCCCATCCTACGAAGCTCGTTGGCCGCGTCGAGGACTGACTGCTGCCCGCGCTCGTACATCGGCTTGTTGTGCTTCGCCCAGCCGGACGCCTGCTGGCCGACGAGGTTCCGGTTGGTCTGCTTGATCTTGTCTTCGAGGTGCTCTCTCTTGCCGTACACGGCCTACTTGCCCCGTTCGCGATACATCGCCGAGAGCCTCTTCGGCCCACCGCGCTTCTTCTTGCGCACGCGCTCAGGCAGACTCTTGACGCCGCCCTTGGTGTGATGCGCGAAGCGCGATGCGGTGCCCTTCTTCACGTCGCCGCGGGCCTCTGCGGCCCGCATGAATCTCGCCTGAGATTTGCTCGCGTAAGGCACGGTTGCATCCCCCTACACTGCGCCCATTGGAGGTCCGGCTGGGCTCATCTGCTGGCGCGCAGCAGTCGGGCCGACTGTACCACGACCTCCAGGTTTCCCACTGCGGCCTGGTGGACCGCCGCCCGGAGGCGCCGCACCAGGTGGCGCTCCCGGTTCTTGCGACTCGCCACCGCCAGCGCCTGCAATCCCGCGCGGCACGCCCGGCGGCGGCTCAGGTTCCCCGCCAGCCGTCGCATCGGCCATGGCCTCCATGCGCGCTTCCTTGAACATCGCCCCCTGCTGCATCATGACCATGCGCTCCTGCAGCTCGCGCGCGTGCTCCTCGATCCGCATGCGGATGTCTTCAGAGGAGTTCTCAAAGCTGCTCGTCTTCATGTAGTCCACCGTGACCATGAAGTGGATGGCGACGTTGTCGTAGGGGCCGATCTGGACTTCCTCGCCGTCTTCGAGCGCGGCGAGCAGGCTCTCGGCCTTCCTGATGTCGCCAGCGCTCTCGTCAACGAACTTCTCGTCGCCCACTCCCATCAGCTCGCGGATCCTGATGCGGTTGCGCGGGTCCATGATGTTGATGGCCCCCATGCCAACCAGGTCCACGACGGTCTGGGCCTTGCTGACCTCGTCCTGGATCGCCTTGGGCTCGGCCTCGATGCGGTAGACGTAGTTGTCGCGCATGTCGGAAGCGCGGAAATACCCGAGCGCCCGCCTGGATCCGCGTCCTGGCAGGCTCACCCGGCGCGGGACAGTCCACGCAGGCGAGCGCTGGATGGCGTAGAGCCTGTGGGTCTCCATCTCCTCGTGGTGGCGGTGCAGGTGCGAGACCTTCGGGGCGAAGCGCACCGACGCTCGCTGGATGAGCTGACGCAGCGCGATACCAGCGCTGATCCCCTGAGGCCGCTCCCCGACCAGGACTTGCTTGGAGCCGCTGACGCGCTCGAAGAACTCCTGAATGAACATCTGCATGTCGGCGACATACCCGGCGTCGGCCGGGTGCCGCCCCTGGACGAACTCCGGCTTCTCGCCGCGCGGGCCGGGTTTGTACTTGTAGATCGCCCCGACGTTCGCCATCAGATCCGCCTCGGTGAATGAGCCCTTTGCTTCTGTGGGGGCGAGCCAGAAGGGCACGGCCTGGACCTTGCGCGCCAGGGTGTTCTGCGCGACCGCGCTCTCGAGGTGCCGGTTCAGGCTGATGAGCGGATGCACCAGACCGAGCGACCATGGACTGCCAGGAATCGGCGTGTAGCGACTCTGCGTGATGAGGGACTTTGCCAGCGGCAGCGGCCCGCCGTACATGACCCCAGAACCTGCCACCAGGAACAGCCGGCCCTCCGGGTACAGCCTCGACGGTGCGAACTCCACGTGGTGGACAACGATCTGCTTCTCGAAGCTGTTGAACTGCCCCGAACCCCTGTTCCAGGCGCTCGCCATCCCCGAGGAACTGATCTCGTGGAGCATCATCTCCTGCAGGCGCCACTGCCAGCTCGCGAGGGGATGGTCGCCCATGCTGTCGCCTACGTGGTCCCTGATGTGCGGGTACTGCTCCTTGAGCGCCTCGACACCCTGGAGCACGTGGACGTGGCGCACGCGCGCGTCAGCAGCGCACGTCGCTCCTGGGTTGAAGAAGATCTGGATCCCCATCAGCAGGCGCGTCTTGGCATCCGCGAGGGTGAGTTTCGCCTTCGTTGTGGAGCCATCGGGCAGCGGGATGTCGATCTCGACGGCCTCGTTGGCGTCCTCGTCGATCTCGGTGAGGGTGAACATATCGCCGGCAACGACTGTCCCGAGTACCAGCATCTGCTGCAACTCGTCCATCCGGTCGGCGTCCCACTTGAACTGGCGGATGCGTTCTGCGACATCGGCGCCGAGGCGGTCGTAGGGGGCGTTGCTATTGGGGATGACGTGGCCCGTGACGATGCCCTTGTTGAGGTCCCCGGCCACCGACTCGACCTTCTCGAGGCACAGGTTGATGGTGGGGCGCGGGATGCGCACGGCCTGCTCGTTCGTGACGAAACGCATCCTGCGATCATCGACCCGGAGGTGGTGCTGGCCGATGAACCAGAGCCAGGCTTCGATGGTGCGCGCGTAGACGCGCATGAGGTTGGACTGCGCCCAGCCGTACTGCTTTTTCACCAGCGCGACGATGTCCTGCTCGAGCACCGGGTGGTCTGATTCCAGCAGGCCGCGCTGGATGGCTCCCTGGAGGCCCCGGTTGAGGTAATCCGAGTCGATGTGGCTCGAGCCAAGCTGCTGGGCAGAGTCGAGCACCGCGGGCGCGCGCGTGGGGACCGGGGGCATACCGCGAACGACGCTGGGTGTGGCCACGTCCGGCTACTCCTGTGGACTACCGAAACCGAACCCTGCCTCCGGGTCGCCCGGCTGGCCTCTCTCCAACTCTCCGAAGACTCTCTCCGCGACCGCGTGAGGATCCGATCCCGCGGTGTTGCCGTTGCGCTGTGCCTCGGCCCGCGCCGCGGCACCTGCCACCAGTCGGTCGCGCTCGTCGGTAAGCTGCGCGATGATGCGGCTGTACCCCACGCCGTGGAACTGCACGAGCAGGGCGTGGAGTTCCTTCACGCGCGCGCTTTCGGCCTCGAGCGCCTTCGTGACCAGCGCGATCGCCTCCTTGCAGATGGCGTGGTCGCACCGATGTGGCTCGCCGAACAGATTCATGCCGCCTCCCCTATCCAATCGGACTTTTTCTCTGCATCGCCGCGCTGCAATGCGGCCAGTTGCTGGCTGGCCTCGTTGAGCGCCTGCATGATCTCCTGTTGCCGCACTTTGCGCCAGTCCGTCAGCGGGTTGAGCACCCGATCGCCGAGTCTCGCCGGTGTCCAGTCCTCGCTGAGCATGTACTTATTGGCGTCCCAGGTGTGGTTGTCGTAGTCCTGGATCGTCTCTGGGGCGTTGGAGTTCGGATCGGGGTTCTCCTGCCACTTGAGGTTGGCGATTTCGTGTCTCTGCGCCGCCATGTTGCTGCAGAAATAGCCCCCGAACAGCATGTAGCCCTCCGGCTTCGGGTCCAGGCCAAGCACCATGAGTGTGTCTGCGCTCAGGCTCGGGAAGTGCCGGCGCATGAAGACGGTCTTCCTGAAATGCTCGATCTCGATGGTCTCGCGCCCGCGCCTGCGCGGGGGGCGGCACGAGATGGCGTCGGGCTCGGCCTGGAGCTGCTCGAGCAGGTTGGTGCGCGGCGCCTCAGCACCGAAGCTGATGAGCTGGCGCTGCTTGGAGGCCGGGTCGATGAAGATGTCATCGAAGACCTGGTTGCCCATCTTCTGATGGATGGTGTACTTCACGGCCGCCGTGCCCGTGAGATAGCGGTGGTCCTCATCGGTCTCGATCCGCAGGTCATAGGCGTTGCGGATGTAAAGCTCGTCGTACCAGACGATGATTCCCTCGGGGCTGATGGCGGCGAACGTCACGGCGAAGGGGTTCACGCTCGCCGGGTCGATGCCCATGCGCCTGGACCAGTAATCGGGGATCGGGATGCGCGGCTGGATGATGTGACTGACCGATGGGTGCAGGTCGTCCTTGTTGATGAACTCGGGGAAGACCTTCAGGCCCTTGTGGATGGACCAATCGAGTTCCATGTAGCGCGCCCAGTCGTGCCCATCGATCCCCCCGGGCATGTGCGAGGCGGCTTCCGAGCGCCATTCATCCGATCGCTTCGTCGGATCCGCGGTGTAGTGGATCTCGGCGACTGCGAAGTGGTTGATGTTGTTCTCCCACGCCCTGACGCCGATGCACGGCGACTCCGGGTTCTCGTGCGCCGCCTTGCCGCTGCCTTCGGGAGAGAATCCAATGGGTGGCCGCTGCTCGAGGCGAGGGATCAGCATCTGTCGCAGGACATCGGACGGAGAGGGAGCGCTCGGTTGCGAGAGACTGTCCGTGCTCACGCTCGCAGCCTACACAGCAATGGCACTTGAGTCAACGAAGCCCTCCTGCTACCGTGGAAGAGCATGAGCGGCACCAACGGCAACAGCGCGGTGACGGTCGAAGAGGAAACGTCGGCAGAAGAAGGCAGCGTTGACCTCGACGCCGTAGTTGCCACCGTCGAGCCAGAAGACCCCCTCAAGCCCTTCCCCACGCCCTACAAGGGCAAGTTCCGCCGCGTCAGCGCGCAGATGTACGCACAGCGTGTGTTCGCCGTGCTCGCCAATCCCGCTTTCGATGACCTGAACATCGGGCAGAAAGCTGAGCATGCGGATATGAAGGCATCCACGTTCAGCCGCTACTGCAGCGACGAGATGATCTACGCGGTGATGAAGTTCCGTAGGCGCCGGCTGATGGCGGAGATCCCGGCGATCGACAAGGCACTCGTCAAGCGGGCCAAGATGGGCAGTCTCGGGCACATCGAACTGGCCTACGAGCGGCTCGAGGGGTACCATCGCGACCAGGCTGCGGCAGGCGTGGACGAGACCACGCGAAAACTCGCCGCCCAGGCATGGGGGATGCTCGATGCCAGCACCAGGGAGACCATCAGCGACGCAGTCGCACGCTCCTGGAGCAACCGACACCGATCACCAGACGCTGGTGGCGACGATGGCGGCGCTCCAAAGGGCGAGCCTCGACCCGCAGTGGGCGATTCTGAACTCGGGCCTGTTCCACACCTGGGACAAGGCAGACCCGAATCACCCGTACAAGCCACTGCCGAACTGGATGGATTACCTTCGGTTCGTGGTCCACTGGACCCACTCGCATGACCGGGTAGCGTTCGCCAAGTCGCGCGACGTGATGCTCACCCTCACCGTGAGCATGTACTGCCTCTGGTACTGCCTCTTCCGGTCGGGCACGGAAGCCATCGCTATTTCCGACAAGGCCGAGAAGGCCGAGCACAACCTGGGCCGCATCTGGACCGGGTATCGCTCGATGCCACAGATCGCGCGCCACCTGATGCCCGCCTCCCAGCGCCTCGGCACCTCCGGCCAGGCCCGCATCATCACCATGGACGAGCGGGTGTCCTTCATCCCAGGCCAGGCGGATTTCAAGGGGTCGCGGCTCGAAGCGATCGCCTCGGGGCCTGACAAGATCCAGGAATACCACCCCACCATCGTCTTCATCGACCAGGTGGACACCACGAGGCTGCTGCGCGACACCCTGGCCGCCATCTTCCCGGTCATGAAGCGGGGCACCAAGATCATCATGGTGGGGTGCCCGCATCCGGGTGTGTGGCGGGAGATCTGCTACGACATGGACGAGATGAGTTCGGTCAGGCTTTCTGGTCCGGCTGAGGTGGTGGCGGCGTAGGGGCTTTGCGCACCACCCCGCAGAGCCTCATGGCCTCTCGGCACGTCGGGCGGCGGCAGTCGCGCACGAACTGCTTGTGTCCGGTGAGCCGATGCACGCTCACGAAGTATTCGTAGAGCGCGACCCTGGCGCGCTGGAGGGATTCGCCGGCCAGGTCGTTGAGGTCGGCCACGCGATCGATGCACGCGCTCTCGATGATCCCCGCCAACACGCGGTACAGTTCCTTGATGTTCTGGTCCTGGGAGTATTCGCGGCGTTCCTCGTGCCGTAACTGCATGCCCTTGCGCTGCTTGCGGTTGCTATAGCGTTTGTAGGCCAGCCGGTCGGAGCCGACGATGTTGGTGAGATACGACTGGGTGAGGTTCGCCACCATATCGGCGCGCACGTTCCACAGGCTGCGCGCGAGGTCCTCAGGCTCGACTTTCCAGTGCCGCAGCGTCCAGCCAACCAGGCGGCACAGGCGCTGCTCGAACTGGCACATCTGGTACATGAAGCGCGCGCGATCCCGCCGGTCCAGCATCAGGTAGTCGAAGAGCTTCTCGGCAACCTCCGGCCCACCGCACCTGGTGTGGTAGGCGATGGCCTCGAGATAGACGGGCGAGATGCCGAGTTCGTGGGCCAGATATTTGATGGTGAAGCCGCGCAGGTTGATGAGCCGCGCGATCTCGCTCTTGCCGAGCGTCACGCGCACGCGCTGCCTGCCTTTCTTGAAGCCCCCCGGCACCGGAGGCAAGCCGTCAAGATCCAGGATGTTCTCGCTCAATTTCGACCATCCTCGTCATCTCGTGGATCGGCTGGGCCATCCAGGCGTAGCCGTTGAACTCGATGCGCGTCTTTCTCCCGTTGACGTACCTGCAGGCGCCCTTGGGCACAGGCATTTTCTTGAGGATGACCTCGCCACCGCAGTACCGCGGCCAGTATGTGGCCTCCGAGCGCGCCAGGCAGTACGGGCAGATGGCGATGATCACCCGACTGGGTCTGCGATCTTCCGAAGCACCGGCCGCCCCTGGATGACCGTTATGGAGCGCACCCCTTCATCTGCGGCGGCGAGTGCGCAGTGCTCCCTCCAGACAAGAACAGCGTCAGCCAGGCTGTCGGCCTCGACGTAGTCTTTCACCGCACCAACACTTATTTTGTTCCAGATCACTTGGAAAAGCATCATCCCCCCTGTTCGTCTTCGTCGTCCCAGGTTTCCTCAGAGCACGGGTCGTTGGGGTCGCAGTTCACGCACGGTTCTTCACCGTGCTCCTCGTGGTCGCACTCCCTGCAGATCCCGTGGCCGCATTTGTCGCACACGTCCTCGAGATCGTGGTTGTCGCAGTCGTTGCCGTTGTCCATCTCACTTGCTGGTGTGCTCAGCGCTCCTCTTGCCGGGCCAGGTCGTGCTGTCTTGCGCGGGATCGACGTTGACGACGGGCGGCACGGTGGTGTTGGTGACCGGAGGGTATTGCTCCGCACCCGTCTCGGCGCCTTCGTCGGCATGCTCGCGGCCGTAGAACGAACTCACCTGCTGGCCCCCGCCCGCCAGAAACGAATCGGTAGAGATCGCCATTCCGCGGACTGCGCGGATGGTGCCTTGCGGCGTGCCGTGGTAGTTCATGACGTTGCCCACGGGAATGCCCATGGCCATGCCGACTGCCCAGGCGTCCTGGTTCGCGCCGAGGTACGTGAAGGTCCAGTTCTTGGTGGCCTCCTTCTCGGCGATGAGCGCCTTGAGCGAGTGGAGAGTGTGCTCACGGCTGGAGTTCTCCTCCCCATCGGTCAGCACGCAGAACAGGACCTTGGTGTGCACGCAGATGCGCTTTTCGGTGTCGCGGATGCTCTCGAACACCGCGTCGTGGAGCGCCGTGCCACCATCGGGCTGGTAGCTCAGCAAGGTGAGCGGATGGCAATTCTTCACCGGCTCGCCGTTGTAGCGGGCCTCACGCGCCGTGTTGAACTGCACGAGCGTCATGCCAACGTCCGGGTACGACTTCTGGATCGAGCCGAGGTACTCGTTGAACGCCGAGATGGTCGCGGCCTTCTTGCTCTCCATCGAGCCAGAGCGATCGAGCACGACGACGATTGTGATGTTCGGATCGGGAATCATTGAGGTTGTCCCTCCTTCTCCGGTATTGTCGGTACGCGTATTTTCACTTCACGAACGCGGAAGAGGTAGTGCCCGCCGCGTCGTGACAACTCCCACGTGAACATCCAGAGCACGTGGTTTTGCTGCATCGCGCTGATGATGCTCTCGTTGCCAGACCAGCCGCCGGTCGCGATCTCGTAGATCCGCGGGCCGGCCGTCTCTGCGGCGCCTCTTGCGGCCCGCTCCCGCCAGCCCCAGTCCTCCGCCCACCAGCAGGATTTGATGAAGACGAACCAGGCGATCTGGCCTGCGCGCGTGAAAGCATCCCACCGCGCGATCTTCTCGAGTTCGTCTTCGGTGGGATACTGATTGTCGTCAGGCATCGCAGAGTGGAAGAGTACATTCCGCTAGACACGGGTGTCAAGCGAAATTATACTCCGCGGCGCGTGAGTTCACCCGCATGAGGAGGATGCTCTGATGAAGTCTCTCAAGACTGAACGGCTGTTAGCTTTCGGGTTGCTCGGGCTGCTGATAACACCGGCACTCGCGGTAGCCGATGGGCCGGGGAAGGTCGAGCTGCTCTACGGGCTGACCTCTCCTGCCGGCGACACTGGTGACGAGGAGCAGATCTACGGCGCCGGATGGGTGTACCACACCAGCGGGCCATGGCACGTCGAGGTGCGCGGGCTGCTGGGCGAGAGCGAACAGATCGACACCGAAGATGCGGAAGTGGAGGTACCGGAGGCTCTGAAGCACTGGGGTACCACCTACGTGCCGCCGACCATCACCAAGAGAGTCGAGCGCACCGAAGACGGCCGGCTGGTCTCGCTGAGCTTCGGGCTGCGCAGGGTGCTGGGTTACGGCAAGTCGGTCAAGCCGTACCTGGCCGCAGGTGCAGGACCGAACATCACCGAGTTCGGCTCGGACTACGTGACCTACAACGCCGGGGCGGGGTTGCTGTTCGACCTGAGCGACACGGTGGACCTGGTCGTAGACGGGCGCTACGTCGGCCCCATCGACAAGCAGGACGACGTTCACGCCATCGCCGCGACCATCGGAGTGAGCATCGGCAAGTAAGTTTCCCAAGTAGGCCCTGGCGTGCGGCGGGGGGCAGCGTCCCTGGTCAAACGCCCGCTCGCCGGGGCCTCCCCCACAGCGACGGTGCCCCAGTGCGACCCGACTCAGACTTCATCGACGCGAATCCCGGCAAGGCCATCGCCGCGGAGACCTTGCGCCACAACGTGGATAGATGGAAGGAAAACCGCGATCGGCCCCCAGGCAGGAAACCGGCGCTCAACTCACACTCAGGCGCCGAGTCCCATATCGACACCAACGCCTGCACGGGCCATTCGTGGAACTGCGACTGCAGGCACTGCCTGGTGGACTGGTTCCTGCATCACCCGGTCGGCCACGAGGGGTACCTGTCGTTCGCGCTGTGCTGCGATACCCTCGGGCTCAACCAGCAGGCCGTGCTCGAGAGACTCGGGCTGAGATGATTCCATCGGGGTGTAGCGTAGTGGCCAACGCACTCGCTTTGGGAGCGAGGGACCGGAGGTTCGACTCCTCCCACCCCGACCATCACCACGGAATCACGGTGTGACAATGATCCTCGCCGTCTCCGGCTCGCGCCACTCCGGCCACGCCATCACCATCGCCAGGTTCATCGCGCGCTTCGGCCTGGCCCCCTCACGCATCGTCACCGGCGAGCAGAAAGGTGTCGATGCCGCAGCCCGCGCATGGGCCACCGACCACGACATCCCCCTCACGGTTATCGAAGCCGAATGGACACGCTACGGGAAAGCCGCCGGCCCCATCCGCAGCCTCGCCGTCATCAAACGCGCCCATGCGCTCCTCGCGCTTCCCTGCAAACACTCCAAAGGGACGCTCAGAGCGATAGACATTGCGAAGGAACTCGGCGTCGAATTGTTTTCCGAATACATCCGCTGCAATGGGAAGAACGATATTGTCACCGACCAATGGACCTGGCACCGTCCAGGCTGCCAATGCCTCTACTGCGTCGATATGAGGCGCGACCCACCTAGCTGAGGGGAATACCCGCCTTCTCCCTCCAGTTCGGCCCGAACCAGCGAACGAAGTAGTCCTCGTCTTCGTCGGTCATCGAGCCTTCGATGTCGAGCTTCCGGGCCATGAAAAGCTGGAACGACTCCTCCCGCTCATCCCCAGACTCGAGCCGCTTCCTGATGCGCCCTGCCTCGCGACGGTCGATCTTCCCGAGGCGCTCCTCCGGGCTGTCGTCGATCAGAACCCGCCCAACCTTCGCGAGCCGAAGTAAGTCCGCAGGCTTCGGGGGCCTCTCCCCCTCCTCCACGTGCCGCGCCAACGCCGCAAGACCCTCCGTGTCCGAAATCCGCACCATCACCTCGTACCATGCCTGCCCCGTCGCCGGATGAACCCTGAGGTTGTACAGCGCCGCTATCCGGTCCACAAGGTTCTTGATGCCTGCCTGAGTCAATGTGTCCCCTCCTCTGCGTCGAAGACGTAGGCGTCCACTTCCTTCGGCTTCGGGTTCGTCCACCACTCCCGCCGCAAATAGCGCGGCGTCCGCGGCAAGTACTGCAGCCCCTCCCCGCGGTACTTCTGCCAGCCAAGCTGCTCGTTCAACGCCCCCACAATGACCTCCGCGTCGATCTCGAGCTGGTGATCTCTCCAGAGTTTCTCGCATTCCCGGCCCGACTCCGGAAACGGATGCGCCCTCCAGAACGCACAAAACCCAGGAAGGTCTTCTGGCGGTTTCCATCTACTGCGGTTCGATGTCGAACGAGAACCCCGCGCCGGTTTTGGGCGCGGGTGTATGTTTTTAAGATCTTCTTCACTTACCTCTACTACACTACCCTTACCTAGTGACATTTTGTGACGCGGCGTGACATGGCGTGACAAAGAATCACGCTGTCGCTTAATCTGCTGTCGCTGTGCTGCTTTACCTCTGTCGCTGTTGAGCCATCCGCCACGGCCACGCTCGTTCCATCCGTGCAAGGATCTTGGTTCTTCCATGTACCCAGATTCGATGAGCGCGACGATGAGTGCCTGCGGGTCCCCCTTGAAGCCGGCCGCTTCAGCGATGTCTTCGTCCGACCATAGCGATAGATCCCCGGTCGGGGCCTGGATCATCGCCGCCTCCCACAGTGCTATCAGGTAGGCGTGAGCTAGGGGCTCGTCAAGTAGTTTTCTAAGTCGGATTGTCTTGCGGTGGTGATTGAAGCCGAGTTCAACCGGCACGTACATCTTACGCACCTCCTCAAGATCGCCGGGGGGCTGTGGGGCTTGAGGTCCCCTCAACCCCCCGGCAGGTGTGGCTGCGCCTTCCTGCTTCTGCCGCGGGGCGGGAACCCCGCGAGGCTCACCAACATTACCCCAGCCTCACTCAAAATGTCAAAACCAGAAAAACGCCCTACAAGGCATCATTTCCATGAGTCGCACCCCAAACTACCTGGACCAGAAAACGACGCGGCCTACACCGGTTTCCCGATGAATGCGGGCCATCCTGGCGCAAACCAGTAACCCAGATCCGGCAGGCACCACCAGAACAGCCAGACACACGGCCCACTGATCCACTCATGTGTCACCTAACGAGGACGGCACTTCCGGGCCGCGAAAGTAGGGGTGGGGGCCATACCCTGAACCATGGGACTCCCCGCTGCTCGCGGGTCGGTCGGGACGCACGCGCGCACCACGCGGCGCACTCCCCCAGCTCCCACTCACCGGCCACGCGCTCTGCTGTTCCGCTTCGCACACCAGCCCCACTGTGTGCCCTTGTTCGCATTCGCTGCATAGGCGCACCTCGCAACCAACATATGCGCATCTAAGTAGGCCGCATAGGCGCAATGTGGACGGGACGGGTACTGCGGGGTGTGCTGCCTGACGAATCAGTCACCGTCAGTCACCGTCAGTCACGCCAATCTGCATGGGCACATACTCACAGCCTGCATAGGCACAATCGCACAGGTTGCATATGCATCTGTCGCAGAGTGTCGCGGCGTCACTCGGCTCGCGGCGCGGGTGTCGGGAACGACGTCGGCATCGGCACGCCTTCGAGGCGTTCCAAGGCCCATTCGAGCAGCGCGCGGGCGTGCGCCACGTCCAGGCGCGTCGGGCTGTCGTGAGCCAGCGAGTCGAGCGCGCCCCGCAGGCTGTCCTCAATCCATGCGTCCGTGACGGCGTTTTCGTCGGCGCAAACCGCACGAAACAGGCGATTTAGGGGATTTATGGGATTTAGGGCAGATGGGCTAAAGGGCGGGCGACGCATACCCATTCTCTCCGTTTCCCATATACGTATCAGTCTGCGACGCCCATGTGGAATGGCGGTGCTAACGTTCGTTAGCACCCCGGTGCCTTGCTTGGCGCGGGCCGTATCCAGTTCGACCCATACCCCCTCCATCTCTGTCCACTGGGTAGCGCCGCAGGAGCATGTATCCACGCGCAGGATGTTCCCGTGCGCCGCCGCCGACTCACAGTCGTCAGGCGCGACACAGTACGGCCAGGGGAGATCCACGCTCTTATCGCTGCGGTGCTGATGGCTCACGCCCGCACCAAAATACGTCCGCCGCGGGAATCGTCCTGCCAGATTTCGCGGCCATCGGACAGCACGGCCACGGGGCCGTATCCGTTCGGGTCGGCTTCACGGGATGCCTGCTCGTCCACTGTCACGCCGATGGCCTGAAGAGCCAGGTCCAGCGCGTCGGCCCAGTTGTCGCCGCGTCGATTCGCGTCGTCGATGGCCTGGCGGACGGTCTCGCAGATTTCCTCGTCGGTCGCGTTTGTCATGCGGGGAATGGTACGCCTACTTGACAAAGCTGTCAAGTAGGGGTATATAGAGACCAACACATTGAGGGACCACATGAAGCTACCTCAAGGGCTAGACCCTGACACGATTGTAGAGGCTGCGGAGTCGGATGACGGTCGTGGTTTTTGTTTAGCGTGTGGTGAGGAGCATTACGACATTGAGCCGGACGCGCGGGAGTATTTGTGCGAGTCCTGTGGTGCGGATGAAGTCTACGGGGCGGAGGAGTTGTTGTTGATGGGGGCAGCGTCGTGAGCGCGGGCGCCGCGGTGTGTGAGCGGTGTTTGAGGGGGTACGCGCCGGTGCGGAAGGTATCGAGTCCGCTGGAAGCTGCGACCTTGTTCAAGACGTTGGCATCGCGCAGGACGGAGGCGTTGCGGGTTGCGTATCTGGATTCGCAGAATCAGGTGCTCGCGGTGCGGACGGTATCGGTAGGCTCGCTCAACACGACGCGCACGGCGCCGCGGGAGATTCTACGGCCGGCGATAGAGGCGAACGCCCTTGGGTTCATTCTTGCGCACAATCACCCATCTGGGAGTGTGCGGCCATCGCAGGACGACATTGACTTCACGCGAGTGGTGAAGCGAGCAGGGGAGATGATGGGGATCTCGCTCTACGACCACGTGATCATCGCGAAGCAGAAGGGGCGGCCGTTGTCATGGGTGAGCCTGAAGGAAGAGGGGCACCTGTGAGGCCTGGGCATCTTACACCGATTATCAGGCACGTCGCGGTGTGTTGTGGGCAAGACGTTGTGTGTGAGTTGCAGGTCAACGTCTGTCCGACGTGCGGTGTTACCTACGACTGGGCGGCACGACGGATTCGCGGGCGTGTGGTTGATGCGGATGCGGTGTTGGCTCCGGTCTATGAATTCCCGAGCGGGAATCGGAGGGCACAGTGATCAGCGCGCGGCGGGGGCCGTACACGTTCGATGAGGCTGTGGCGATGGTGCGCGGGGCGGGGTTCACACACGTTCTCACGATGGCTGGGCCGACGCCCGTTGCCGAATGGTCTCCTTACGGTCAGGCGCGCGGCGAGCGGTATCGGGTTCGCGTGGACATTGTGAAGGGGCGTGTGTACGACGAGCCCCCGGAGCACTGTCCGCCGGGGTTCGGTCTAGGCGTGTGGACGCTGTTGAGGCTCGACGAGGCCGCCGGCGCGCTCGATCCGGACAACGCGATGGCCTACGTCTCGATGCTGCGTCGCGCGCACGAGCTGGGGGCGTTCCGTCAGGTGATCTTCGTTTCGCACAGTCAGGAAGTCTGGGAGGCGGCCGACGCGCGCCTCTTCGTCGCCGACGGGCGGGTCACTACAACTCTTCAGAGGGAGGCCGCATGAAGATCGAGATCAAATCTTGGTGGACCGGCAACGTGCTGATCGAGGTAGAGGCCGACTCGATCCGCGCGGCGCTGGAGATCGCCGTCGGAAAGAAAACCGACCTCAGGGGCGCCGACCTCGGGGGCGCCGACCTCAGGGGCGCCGACCTCAGGGACGCCGACCTCAGGGACGCCGACCTCAGGGGCGCCGACCTCAGGGACGCCGACCTCAGGGGCGCCCACCTCAGGGACGCCGACCTCAGGGGCGCCCGTCTGGAGACCGGAGAGACGATGGCTCAGTACATCGAGAGCGTCGTGCCGGCGCTGTGCACGGCTGGAGGGCGCACGATCGAGGAAGTCGCCACCGCGTGGAACTGCCACGACTGGGGCAACTGCCCGATGCACGTGGCGTTCAACGGCGCGGAGAGTCCCGACGATCCGCGCGTGCCGATGTTGCTGCGCCCGCGCGTGCATCAGTTCGTGCGGCTGTTCGACGCGCGGCTACTGCCGAATCCGCTGGGGGAGAAGGCGTCGCCCGCGTGCCCGGTCACGCCAGGCCAATGAGCGTCCCGCAGGGCACCATCGCGCGCCAGCGCACTGACCTCGACCGCCTCCGCTGCGATCTCGCCGCGGCCCGCAGGGAAGCGGAGGCCAACGGTGCCACCGTGAAGGCCCAGCAGGCGGAGATCGGCAAGGCGCGCGCGCATCTCGCACACGCTCGAAGAGGAGGCTGGGTCATGAGGCTCCCGAAGCTCTATCCCTACCTGATCACGTACCGGCGGGGCGCGCGGCGGATTGGCTTCGGGATCCGCTTTTACCCGACCGACGCCGCGGCGAGCGAGGACGCGAGCCGACTCATCCCCACGCTCGTTCCGCGCGCCCTGGAGATCCGCACGCGCGCGGTGCATCTGTGCTTGCACGCCGATCCGCCGTGTCCGTGGGCGAAGGACCGGGAGATCATGGGCGCGGCACACGCGATTGTTGACCGCATCACGGGAACGATCCTCGATGAGGAGCCCGACACCATCGTCCATTGGATAGCCGAAGAACTCAGCAAGCGCAGATCACCAAGGGAGGGCAAATGAACAACAAACGCATGACCCAGCTCATCGAGGCGATCCGCAGCGAGGCAGGGCGCAACATGTTCGATTTCTCTTACTTCACCCGCGTGCCGGAGGGGGCGAAACCAGTACACGAAGCGTTCAAGGCGGGGGGCACGTGCGGGACCACGGCGTGTATCGCAGGCATGGCCAAGGCGGTCGCTATCATCAACGGTGACGAGCCTGCTGGTGGCCCCACCATCAGCCACTTCTGGTTGTCTGACTGGCTCGGGATATCGCTGTCGCACGCGAATCAAATCTGCTACCCCGAGAATATTGCGTTGTGGCCGCGGTGTTGGCAGACGAAGGCGTTGGAGGCTGCGGACGTGCTGGAGCACTATCAGGCAACGGGGCGGCTGGAGCACCCCTACCCCCCCACCCCTACCCAATACCCCAGGGAGCGCAAATGAACGAGACACGGCTCAAAGCATTGTCGGCGGCGCTGCGGACAGAGACGGCGGCGAAGATGTTCCACATGGCGTCTTGGGTACAGGAAGGCGAGCGCGCTCTGCCGGAGGCGTTTGCAGCGGGCGGGGGCTGCGGCACGACGGGTTGCATTCTCGGGATGGCTGCGGCTATCGACCCGATCAGCCTCACGGCCTTCTTCGGCGACCACCGCAACTACGGAACGGTCGCGCTCAAAGCCAATCCGAGGGTGTCGGGCGCGGAAGCCTTCTCTCGCTGGCTCGACATCGACTTCTACGACGCGACGGAACTGTGCGGCGTTGGGGGCGGCGTCTGGGAGCGGTGGGGCGACCTTGGGAGCGTGCCCGCGAGCCTCGCCGCCGACGTGCTCGACGCCTACGCGCAGGGGGGCATCGCCGCGGCGCGCGAGGTTGCCAACTACGGGGCGGGGGGGGCACTCTGATGGGTTACTCGACAGATTTCCACGGGCACTTCGCGATCACTCCGCCGCTCACGGCGGAGCAGCGGGCCACGCTCGTTGACTGGAGTCAGGAGCGGCACGAGTGGTCGGGCGTACCCTCGTATTGGTGCCAATGGGTTCCCACCGACGACGGCAAAGCGATCCACTGGGACGGGGTGGAGAAGTTCTACGAGTACGAAGACTGGCTCCTGTACATCATCGAGCACTTCATCGCGCCGTGGGGCTGCAAGCTCAATGGGGAGGTGGAGTGGGCAGGCGAGGACTCCGAGGACCTTGGCAGGCTCGTCGTGAAGGACAACGTGCTGACGGTCTTCGATGGGGTGGTCGAGTATCGCGCGCGCGCGCGCGGCGGGGGGCCAAGGAAGCTCAGCGGATCGTGGCACTGCTACGTGTGCGGCGCCGACAGGCACATGGGCTGGGACGCAACGGCGCAACTGTTGGAGTGCTCCGGGTGTCGCGCACACTTCGAGTTCCACTTGCATCGGCAAGACGAGGGGCATGACTGCCCCTGCGGGCGGTAACTGAGCATTTGGGGTTTCCCGGCGTGGTGGAATGGCAAACACAGCGGCCCTTAGGTGCCGCTGGGCTGTAATGGCCCATGCGGGTTCGACTCCCGCCGCCGGGATCAAACGCATCAATTCGGCAAAGGGGGGGGGCGGGTAGATGAGGACGACGCCGGGACATGGTGGCGAAAAGATGAGCCGCCCGGACAAGTGCCGGGCGTGTGCCGGGCCGCTCGACGGTCACGGCTGGTACACGACGAGGCGAAAGGGCAGCGTCCAGCGCTTCCGGTGCCGGAAGTGTCACCTCACCGTGAGCACGCAGACCTTTGACCCAACGTATCGGCTCCAGAAGTCGGGCACCGTTGACGCCGCGATCTGCCAGCAGGTAGCGGCCGGCAAGCCGGTGAGGCAGATCGCGCGCGCGCTCGGGATCAACAGGAAGACCGTCTATCACCGCATCCGCCGCATGGCGAGGGGGATTTTCTGAGATGAAAATCGTGACGCTGGATCCTGAGACGTGGTACCGAGGGCATAAAATGGGCTCGCAACTGCTGAGGGTACACGCTTACGCCGACTCCTCGACGGAGGAGCGAATGTGTTGCATGGGGTTCGCGGCCATGGCGTTCGGGGCGACCCGCCTTGAGATCATGGGGCGTTCGACGTGGTCCGTTTGCGCCAATCGGGATCTGTCCAGCCGCGACCGCGACCGCAGCTCGTCGGTGCAAACAATTTGGTTCATGGGGCTCTACCAGATCAACGACGACCCCGGTGTCCCCGACGACGGCACGCGCGTGCAGCTCCTGAACGAGGAGCTTGAGCGCCTTGGTGAAGACTTCCGGTTCGCATTGAAGGAGGCTGAGCCGCGCCCATGAGACGCACGAAGAAGAAGCTCCCGCCCACTGTGCTCAAAGTGTCACAAGCGACTTCCATCTTCCACGAAACGATTGTGGGCTTGAAGGCCATCACGGTGCGACTGCCGGTGGTGCCGCACGACGAACTCAGGGGGTTCCATCAGACTATTTGCACTGCCGAGTTCGGTGACGGGGGTGAGGCGGAAGTCTCCGGCGGCCTCGGTCTCGGGCACACAGAGATATACGTCGCCATCGACGGGAAGCGCGTGCTGGCCGTAGACTGCATGCCGATGTTCAAGGCGCTCATCGACGCCGCTCTCAAGAAAGCGCTCATCGACACTGCTGTCAAGCGGCTCCAATCTCCCAAGAAAGGGGGCTGAAAGTGAATCGCAACAATCGGATCGTGGCGAGCGCTGCTCTGACGTTTCTGTTGGTGGTTCCTGCAACGATGGCCAATGCTGGGGCATCGCGTACCGAGCGCGAGCTGCGGCCCGGCGAGTGCCTCGTGATCACGTGGTGGCCTTCCGAGCACCCGGTGAGGCTCAAGACGACATGCCGCGGGACCGAGCGCGTGGTCGTGCCGGCGGGCGCAGGGGTCATCGTGAAGCACTGGAACGGGCGGGCCGTGGCGCTCGAGGACGGGCGCACTGTGCGCGGCAGGTGGAGGCCCCAGGGGGCGCTGGCGGGCTGCTACGGCGATGTGGACATGCCGGGCGGAAGGCCGCACGCACACTGAGAGGATTTCGGCGGGCCGGGTGTCTGGGCCAGTGGAGCGGATTCGTCGGTGTTTTCCTCCCTTTCACCGCGTGACGCACCCTGGCTTGGAGTAACGGGGGACGGCACTAGAGGCCCGAAACCGGCCCGGCTCGCCGAACAGACAGGAGGAGACAATCATGTTCGACGTGTTCACGGTTTGGGGAGCGCTGTCGTATTTTGCCGTTGGATTCCTGTTTGGAGCCGGGTTCGCGGTGGCCCGGAAGATCGTCTCGCGGCTGCTGGACTGAGAGTTGTGGAAAACCCCTTGACAACGGTGTCAAGCCACGGTACATTCGAGGCTCGCTGAAGGAGCGACCGTTGGCCAGGGGTGGCCTGCGGTCACGACCTGTCGGCGGGGCTTGCGGCGGCTGGCGTAACAATCGAGCGAGCGTCAGCCGTCGCAATAAACAGCGTGGGACCCGGTTCCGCGTGGTGAAGATGGCGGTTACTCCACTGAAGATGGTGAGGTCGCTGGTTCGAGTCCAGCCAGGCGCGGTTATTGCCGGGCCTGTAGCTCAGTTGGCAGAGCGCATTGTTACCGCTGTCGCCTGTTCCCGCGGATTCACAAAGATGAAACCGCCCCTCAAGCGGTTAAGCCTGCCGGTGGTGAAAGGGCACGGCTACTTCTGCTGAAAAGAAGATAGCCCGCAAGGGCGACCGTGGCCGATTGTTCCCCGGCTTCACGAGACTGAACGACGGGAGGCGTGATGAAGACCAACACCGCGAAGGCGCGCAAGGCACCCCGCACGCACGAGGGAGGCCGGGCAAAGACGATCACCGCCGAGGCCCAGTTGCGCCGCTCCGTGATGGCGTGCCTGCTCTGGGAGGACACGTTCTACGAGGATGGCGTCCACATCGCCCAGCGCATCGCCGAGACGGTCCCGCGCGTCGAGGCCAATGCGGTGTTCGCGCTGGCGGTAGAGGCACGCTCGCAGATGAATCTCAGGCACGTGCCGCTGCTGCTGGCGCGCGAGATGGCTCGCAATCCCCATCAGAGGCACGTGGTCGCGGAGACCCTTGCGAATGTCATCCAGCGTGCCGACGAGTTGAGTGAGTTTCTGGCGATCTACTGGAAGGACGGCCGCTGCAAGTTGGCCGCGGGCGTGAAGAAGGGGCTCGCACGGGCCTTCCCGAAGTTCAGCGCCTACCAGTTGGGCAAGTACAACAGCCGCGAGGCTTCAATCAAGCTGCGCGACGTGCTGTTCCTGTGCCACGCGAAGCCCAAGAGCCTCGAACAGGCCCAGGTGTGGAAGGCGCTCGTGGATGGGACGCTTGCGGCTCCTGACACGTGGGAGGTGGCGCTGTCGGGCGGGGCGGACAAGAAGGAGACCTTCACGCGCCTGATGGCAGAGGGCAAGCTCGGGGCGCTCGCCTTGCTGCGCAACCTGCGCAACATGGAGCAGGCCGGAGTCGAGCGCGAGGCAATTCGCCAGGCGCTCGCGGTGGCCGACGTGTCGCGCGTCCTGCCCTTCCGGTTCATCGCCGCGGCGCGGTACGCGCCTTCGCTCGAGCCCGATCTCGAGGCTGCCATGTTCAGGTCGCTGGGGGACGATGTGGCCGCCCGCCTGCCGGGGCGCACGGTGCTGTTCGTCGATGTAAGCGGCTCCATGGAACACGCGCTGTCGCTGAAGTCCGACATGCGCCGGGTGGATGCAGCGTGCGGGCTGGCGATGGTGCTGCGCGAACTGTGCGACGACATCGCGGTGTTCACGTTCAGCAACAAAACCATACTGGTGCCGGCGCGGCGTGGCTTCGCCCTGCGCGACGTCATCGTCAACAGCCAGGAGCATGGTGGGACATATCTGGCGGAAGCCATCACGAGTACCAAGTCCGTGGCCGGGCAGTACGACCGGATCGTCGTCATCACCGACGAGCAGGCCCACGATGGCATTGCCGACCCGCGGCGCCAGGCCAAGGCATACGTCATCAACGTCGCGTCCTACAAGAATGGCGTCGGCTACGGACGCTGGACCCACCTCGACGGCTTCTCTGAGGCCGTGCTCCGGTGGATGTCCGCATACGAGCGGAGGGGTCTTGTTCAGGCGGAGCCTCGGGAAGAATAGCCGGGCCGCTCGCAAGCGGCTGCGCAAGAGGAAGCGGAACCTGCATCGCAAGCAGGTGTGGTGGAAGGTCAAGGTGAGCACCGTGAGAAGGAGGCGCTGAGTTGTCCATTCCCGACATCACCACCGTCAGCAGGCTGCCCAGGCTCGGCTACATCAGGCTCGGCGAGAAGATCACGAGCGCCAAGGGCAAGGAGTACCCGGCGAAACTCGATCACTTCGGGTTCGACGAGGTACAGGAAGTCGCGGAGCTGTACGGCAACGACTGCAAGGAAATCTGGCCGGTCGTGTTCCCCTCGGATGACGAGGAGATCTTTTTCCCCACGGCACGCATGGCGTACCGCAAGAGCGGGCTGTTCTGCCGGTGCGCGGATGGGGTGACGGCCACGCGGGTTTACGTCGGGACCGACGAGATGGGCAACGAACTGGACCCGCAGGGGGCGCTCGCGCTGCGCGAGGCCGGTGGAGTGGTGGAGCGCGGCGACATGTTCGACATGCCATGTCCAGGGACCG